GCTCCACCATTTATGCTGTCTCCTTGGGTTGGGACCGGGAGACGGCAAACATCAAGTCGCTCACGTCGACCTCGCCCTCGGTCGCAGCTAATATTTTCGTCAGATTACCCCGCTTCGGGATCGTTGCGCCGTTCAACAGCCGATAGATCGTCGTTGGATGCACGCCCACGCGCGCCGCGAACGATTCCGGGCTCATTTGTTTCTTGGCGAGGAACTCGCTTAGGCGCATCGCGCTACCATAAAGACGCAGCCATCTAGCGGTCAATGCAAATTGCCCCCTTGATTGGTCACTTGCAGTTGATGCAAGATAGAGCCGCTATCCGATTCAGTTCGCTACGGCCGATTCGGTGCGCTGTGTCGGGACAGAGCATCGCGGTCGGCCGTGAGGTGCGCGCCACGAGCTGAGTTGGGTCCCGTGTGGAGGTTCGGGGGCGGTCTGGTCGGGCCGCCCCCGGAGGGGAGAGAGTCGAAATGATCAAATACCGCATTCAAGTGACGGTCGACGCCGAGCGCCTGCCGGAGATCGTGTCGGTCGTCTATCAAGCGCCGCTGGCCTTCGACCCCGAGTTGAAGGTTTACACGGCGACAGCCCCCGCAGCGATCGCAACCAAGGCGCCGCCTGCTGCGCCCAAGCCCAAGCGGCGCTCGCCCGCCACACCGCGCGAGATGGGCAAGCGCGGGACCGCCGTCGAGGAAGCCCTGAAGACGGGACCTAAGCGATGGACCGACCTGAAGAAGGCGATTGTGGACGCGGGGCTCCCCGAATCGACGCTCAACAGCCTGATCAGCAAGTGGCAGAGCGAGGGGAAGATCGAGCGCGGCCCGCACGGCCTCTGGCAGCTGGTCGAACAGAAAGGGCATTCGCATGTCGAGGCGCAGGCCTGACGAACCTGAAAGGTTCCTGACCGACTTTCCCGACATGCCTTGGTGCGGTCAGTACATCCTTGGCGGCGAGGAAGGGCACACGCCCATCCCCTGCTATTCGCTGACCGAGTGGGGCCAGTTCCTGGCGGATCGCGAGCGCGTAATTGTCGCCCGCACCGGCAACGAGACCAAGTGGGTCTCGACGGTGTTCCTCGGCATCGATCACCAGTTTTGGCACGGGCCGCCGCTCGTCTTCGAGTCGATGGCGTTCGTAGACGAGGGCCGCACCATCGAGTGGGAGGACGGCGAGCGGATGTGGGTGCCCACCCCTCTCGATACGGAGCGCTATTCGAGCTGGGACGACGCCGAGATTGGCCACAAGGCAATGGTGCGCAAATGGCTGATCGACGCCAAGACCCGCGTGAGGGCCGATGAGGCTTCTTAAGAAAAAGGCCCCGCCAGCGCTGCTTGGCTTCGCCGAGGGGCGCTCCAGCAACTTCCTCGTGAACGGCGTGCGATTCGCCGTCCTGCGAGACGGTGCCGAACTCTCGGTCTGCTTGGCTCACGAGGTCGATGCTGGCCTGCCCTCGAAGGGCGAGCGCGAGATTGAACAAATGGCCGACGCGCTCCAGTCGCTCAAGGCGGCGAAGGAAGCCTACGAGAAATTCATGCGCGGCGACAAGCCATGAAATATCGCGAACGGATGAGCATCGGCGATAAATTCGGCAGGCTTACCGTCATCGGGTTTCGGCCAGCAAAACCGCGATCCTTCGCCATCTGCCGATGCGAGTGCGGCGCACAAAAAGATGTGCGGAGACCTCATTTGCAGACAGGCGCCACCAAGTCCTGCGGCTGCTTAAACCGGGAGCTTTCAGCCGAACGCATGACACATGGCCAAGCCCGTTGCCGAGCTGGGCGCAAACCGACCCGTGAATATACTGCTTGGATAAATGCGCGTCGGAGCGCGGAGGGCCGTGCTCGCTGGCCAGATTTCCTCACTTTTCTCGCGGAGAGAGGCCGGTGATCCATAGCTGGCCAATTACAAGCCGGGAGGAATGGCTTGCGCGCCGACGCAAGAACGTCAACGCGAGCGAAGTCTCCGCGCTGTTCGGTCCGGACATTCATCCGTCGCTGACTCCATACAAGCTCTGGGCGCTCAAGTGCGAGAAGGTCCCCGACGAGGGCGACAACCCCACGATGCGGCGCGGGCGCAAGTTTGAGCCGGTCGTCCTCGATATTTTGGCTGAAGAAAATCCGACGTGGCGACTCCGTAAGGCCGAGGTTTATTTCTGGGACGACGAGACGCGGCTGGGCTGCACCCCTGATGCATATGAGACCCGGCCCGACGCCTATGGGGACGGCATCGTCCAAATAAAAACCGTTGGCCAATTTGCTTTCCGCCGTCGCTGGCATGATGAAAACGGAGACATCGCTGTCCCCACTTGGGTCGCCGTGCAGGCGTCCGTCGAGGCCTATCTGACCGGCGCAACACGGGCAGGAGTCGCCGCTCTGAGGCTTGGCGACGGCGGAATCGACGTCATCTATATCGACATCCCGCTCAAGCCGCACCTGATCCACGCGATCGAGGATCAGGTCGCCGAGTTCTGGTACCGGGTCAAAGAGAACCGGCCCTACGATCCGGACTTCGGCCGCGACCGCAAGCTCATCTTCGACATGTATTCGGAGGGCAAGGGGCCGATCATCGATCTATCGGCCGACGCCGAGTTCGGCGAGATCCTGCAAGAACGCGCGCAGTTCAAGGAAGTCGAGAAGGCGGGCGAGAGCGCCGCCAGTCAGCGCAAGATTCTCGACGCGCGGATCATTCAGAAGCTTGGCAACGCGCCGAGCGCGCGCAGCGGCATGCGCGTGGTCACTGTCAAGCTGGTGAAGAAGAAGCCCTACACCGTCAAGGCGCAGCAATACCCGCTCGTAACCGTGAAGGGAGCCGCATGATGGCGAATGAAATGACGGTCGCACAGGAGCTGGGCTCGAAGGTCAGTCAGTTTGAGGCCGCGCTGGCCGGGAGCGGAATCTCGGCCAAGAAATTCACGCGCGTCATCATGACGGCAATCGCCCTCAACCCCGATTTGCTCAATTGCGATCGGCGCAGCCTCATGAACGCGGCGCTGAAGGCCGCCAGCGACGGGCTCGTGCCGGACGGCATCGACGGCGCCCTCGTTCCGTTTGAGGGCAAAGTCCAATGGATGCCGATGATCGCGGGCATCCGCAAGAAGGTCCGCCGGAGCGGAGAGGTGACGAGCTGGGACGTGACGACGGTCTGCGCCAAGGACTTCTTTGACTTCGAGCTGGGCGACGATCCGTTCATCAAACACAAGCCATGGATGGCGCCCGAACTGGCCCGCCACGAGGGCGAAGAAGAGGCCGATTACCTCAAGCGACTCCGTGCCCATGTCGATCGCGGCCCAGCGACTTACGTCTATTCGGTCGCGAATATTAAGGGCGGCGGCAAGAGCCGCGACGTCATGTCCCGCACCGAGGTCGAGCTGGTGCGTGACATGTATGCGAAGAAGAACCGCAAGGGCGAGTTCAGCCCAGCATGGCGCAAGAGCTTCCCCGAAATGATGAAGAAAACGGTCGCGCGGCGCCACGCCAAGCAGCTGCCGATGTCTAGCGACATCCTCGCTTTGCTGTCGCGGGACGATGACCTATATGATCTCGGTGAAGGGCGCGGCGACCGGATTCAGGCCCCGCGCGATCTGAGCGATCGACTAGACGTTTTGTCGGGGTATCACCCCGAGACCGGCGAATTTGCTGAACCTGTTGATGAGGTGTCGACTCCCTCATCTCAGAGCGCGGCCCCTGATGACATTCCCGCCATAGGCAGCGGGGACGAGGGGGCCGCGCAACCTTCCGGGGATGGATCCCCTGCCCCGGAGCGCGTGGGCGATGAATCACCATTTGTCGCAGCCACGCAGCCCGAGCCAGTGGTCGCACAACTATCTGGCTCGCAAGCGCCACCGGGGGCTGCGCAAACCCCCGCGCCAGCTCCCGGTGGGTCACGCGATCTCCTCACCCCGACAATCGAACAGCGCGGCGAAGGCATGGCCAAGAAAGGCCGCAACGCGCTTGAACGATGGGTGAACGAGCTGCCCCCGGACGAGATGGCCCGGATCTCGCTGGCGCAGCTCAAAGCATGGCGCGGCGTCGCTGACAAGGCGGGCGCGTGATGGCCAGCTTCGCCGCTAAAACCAAGGTGCCGGTCGAGAAAACCCGCATCGAGATCGAGCGGCTGGTGAAGAAGTACGGCGCCAAGGGTTTCGTGAGCGGCTGGCAAGGCCCACAGGCCCGGATCGAGTTCCTTTGCGCCGACCGTCACATCCGCCTTTCGGTCATTGTGTCCGACCTCGACCGCCAAGGCCCGCAGAAGTGGCGGACGCTACTCCTCCTCGTGAAGGCCAAGCTCGCCGGAGTCGAAGCCAAGATCGTGACCTTCGAGCAAGCCTTTGTTGGCGACATCGTTATGCCGGACGGGCGCACGGTGTGGGAGGCCACGCGCGAGCCGATCAAGCTCGCCTACGAAGGCAAGCCCGTTCAACTGTTGGAAGGAACCCATGGCCGGACCCCTTAAGCTCCACCGCAGCTACAACTTTGTCGACAAGCATTCGATCGTCGACGAGATCAGAACGGCGATTCAGGACAGCGGCGAGCCTATCGAGTACATCGCCCGCAGCGCCGAGCTGAACCCGCACACGCTCCATGCGTGGCTGAGCGGCAAGACGCAGAAGCCATACACGGCTAGCGTCGAGAAGGTGGCGAGGGCGCTGGGCAAGCGCCTGACGCTGATCGACGGCGAGTTGCACATGGGCGAGGTCGTCCCCCTCCACCAGAAGACGCCCCGGCGCCATGCCGCTTGGGGCTGGAGGCGCTATCAGTGACCATGACGCGCGACGAATGGCTCGCCGATCTGAAGAAGCGCGCCTTGGAAGTCGCCCGCGCTGGCGATCTCGCGCACGCCGTCGCCATGATGACGGTCGAGGTCAACCGGCGGCCGGACAGCAAGGTGCATCACGCTTTCTCGCTCGCCGGGACGATGCGGGCGATGAACGAGGACCGGCAAGGCGTCATCGACTGGATTGAGAGCTTCGCATGAGAGTCGAATATTTCACGCTGGTGATGCAGATTCTGATCCTCGCCTTCGTCAGCTGGACGACATGGAGCATATTCCAGAGCACGAGGCTGACGCGGAAGACGACGGCGCTGATCGAGGGGTATCGACGAGAGCTTGGATGGCTGGAGGCGCGCATGACCGCGCTCGAAGCTCGACGAGGGAGGGCAGAATCATGACGGATAAAAAGGTGGTTGCAGCGGGCGATCTGATTCAGGTGAACGAAGACGGCCCGGGGCATTGGTTCCGGTGCATCCTCGTGGTCGACTCGGTCAAGGGCTGGGGCGTGCAGGCCTATTGCGTGATGCCCGCCGCGCGCGGCCGACCGTCCGGCGACGCCTACATGCGGCTTGAATGGAAAGAGTTCGACACGCTGGGCGTCAAGTCGAAATTCGTGGCGTGCGAGATGCCGCAGACGACGCTTTAACCAAAGGAGGAAACCATGACGCTGACCAGCCTACTTGCCTTCGCTTCGGGCGCGGTGATGGCGCGATTCAAGAAAGAGCCCGTGCTGGAGGAGAAGGACCAGCGCATCGCCGAGCTGGAGGCGCTCTGCGATCGGTTCGGCATCGCCACGAGTTCGCTGTCCGCGCACCTGACGGAGGCGAGGGCTGAGAGCGCTGCGCTCCGCCAAACGCTAAGGCAAACTCGCGCCGAGATCACCGACCTCTACGCTGGCGTCTATGCGAGGCCGCTCAGCCCGGAACAGCAGGCCGAGTTCGCTCGCCAGTTCGGAGAACAGCGCAATCCGCAGTTCCAGATGCAAGCCGGTCTCGCGTACCCCGTGCCGGGTCAGGTGCTGCGCGAGTTGAGCGAGTTCGACTGGCGGAGCTGCACATGCGTTCCCGGCCGCGCCGACGCGCTCCGCAGGATCGTTGAGCCGGATGGGCGTATCAGCCGCCAGCGCGATCTGTGACCAAGTGCATCTGCGGCGAGGACCATGAGCGCCACCCCGTTCCTCTGCTGAGCATGGGGATCTCGACGACCGACGAAGTCATCAGCGTCGAGCCCTTCACAGCGGAGGACGGGCGCCGCGCTTGGCGTTGCCTGATGGCGGACGGCAAAAGGGAGATCGTTGTCGAACTCCGGGAGGCGCCAGCTAAGGGGGGTACTTAAGTGGAAAAGAGTCGAAGAGAATGCGGGAGCTGCACGCTCTGTTGCAAGCTCCTGCCGGTAAAGACCATCAGAAAACCAGCGAACACGCGCTGTCCGCATCAATCGTTCAAGGGATGCCGCGTCTACCATAAGCCCGAGAAAGGGTTCCCGTGGGAGTGCGGCCTATGGGAGTGCGTCTGGCTGGCGAACAACGAGGCGGAGGGCCTGCGCCGCCCTGATCATTGCCACTACGTGGTCGATATCATGCCCGACTACGTGACCAACGAGATGTCCGATGGGCAAAAGATCGTCATCCCGGTCGTGCAGATCTGGGCCGATCCGAAATATCCTGACGCCCACCGCGATCCCGCACTGCGGGCTTGGCTCATTCTCCGCAACGGATACTGCGGGCTCGTCCGCAACGGCAACGCCGACGGGCTCCTGATCGTGCCGCCGTACCTGAACGATTCGGGCAAATGGATTGAGAAGGGCAGCAATATGAAGGAGGAAAACCATTCCTTCGGCCAAGTCCTTCAGGCGTTGGGTGCGGCGTGAGGCGCGCTATCATCGCCTCGCTCGCTATGCTGGTGGCGACCGACACGGCCTCGGCATGCCACCGATTCAGCCGCTGGTACTATCCTTACCGCCAGAGCTGCCGGGTGACGGCGCTGGCCCCGCGCATGAGGTTTCGGCTCCCGCGCGCCCGGATCAATATCCACCTAGTGACGGAGGCCACGCCGCCGCACCGAATCGCGACGTCGGTCCCGGACATCCCGCTGCCGGATCTCGTCGACATCGATTGGGGGCATCCCCCCGATGAAGACACGCGCGGGCGCCTACTCCTGCGCGTCATACTCCAAGGAAAGGAAGACAAATGAGTGACGAAGCCCAAGCCCACGCCTCTTACGAGGTGCCCGGTGGCATCCATCGCGAGACGATCCATCCGACCGTGGACCCGGCGGCGCCCTTTCACCGGATTCTCCGAGACATCCCGCCACGGGAGCGCCCAGCCGAGCCGCCCTCCGAGCTGGCGAACATGGTGACGGCCGACGCGGTCAAGCGCTCCGAGGCCCGCCGCGACGCCATCCTCGCGGTCGCGCTCGCCGTCAAACGACGCGGGCAGAATCCGATGACGGACTGGACGACCAAGGACACGGATACAGCCTACGCCATTGCGGAACAGCTAATCGCGCTCGCATAATTAGCTAGACAAAAGATGCAAATCGGCCCTACGATTGCCCCGTTAACCGGAGGAACCGGGGTCCCACAACCCCAGTTCTATCAGCACACACCCGGTTGACGCAGCAGGAAGGGGGGCCTCTCCCCAAGAGCCGCCACACTCCATGGAGACGGCCTCCCTTCCAAGCATATCGCAAAGAAAAGGGGAAGGCCGAAGCCTCCCCCCACGGGACCGACCACTTGAGCGGCGTGGTCGAGCCCTAACTCCTAGAACGCGAAACGCGCCTGACGCGACTTACGCACGCCCAAGAATCCCAACAGACCAAAGCCAATCGCCATCATCGCCCAAGTCGAGGGCTCCGGCACTATGGCCTGCATCGACTGATCGAAGCCGGTCACCGAGGCTCCGCCGATGAGGTTGAGGCTCGCCGACTCTGTCATCGAGAACGGGCTGTCGGCGATGAACCCCGTGGTCGTGGTGCCGCTAAAGCTGTCAGGATTCGTCGCTGGCGTGCCGGACGTGCTGAGCAGCGCGATGCCCGGTGTATTGGTCGGGTTCGCCCCCTGCACGTTGGCGGGATCGGCAAAGAAGCTGAGCGTTGATGGCCCTGACCCGACAGCCGAGTTGAAGGTCAACGACCCGCTCTCCGTGATGCTCTTGACCGGCGCGAGGAAGTTGGTGTCGCTGGCCACGAGGCCGACGGTGATCGGGGCGCCCGTCTCATTGATGATGTTGGCGCTGGACAGCTGCAAATCATCGGGCGGACCGAATGCGCTTTGAGTGAGCGTGAGCTGGACGAACGCGCCGCCGATCACGGTGTTGATGGTCAACAGGTTGTTCGCGAGGCTGGAATTATCGCAACTCAGCTGACCATCGAAGCACGAGAACGTGGCGCCATTGGCGGTGATACTGACTTGCAACCGGGCGTCGGCCGACGTCGCGCCCAGCGCGGCGAGAAACGCAGTAGACAACAATAATTTGTGCATGAGCATCCCCTGTGGTTCGGTCGTAGGGCTACTACGACTCCATGACCATTTGAACACTAATCTTGCACGAAATGCAAATCGGTGACGGCGGCGCTTGGGCGGTGCGAGGCGTTTTGGTCGCCATCGTGACCTGTTTGCGAGCAGTGCAAATCAATGTATGGTGAAGACAGCCTCGCATTGCCCAAAGCGTGCGAGGGTTTAAGGTCGTGGCTCCAGCCATGATCTGGGATCTTTTGAAGGGGTACACAAAAATGAAAAAGCTACTTTTAACAACGACGCTGCTGGCCGCGATGGGAGCGGTTCCGGCGAGGGCGGCGGTCACCGCCACCTTCTGCGGCCCCTCCACCGAGGGCGGGACGTGCGAAGGACCGGGTGAAACCAAGGTGTTTCTCAATGAGGGGCACACCGAAGCCTCCGGCTCAGGCACGGTCGGCACGAGCGGACCGACGCTTCTGTTCAGCGTCGATGGCGGCGCGCTCGACACGCGGGTCGACACTGGCGGCGGCTTCGCCAACATCACGTCGGCCGGGGCCGACAAGATCGCCGACTTCAACGGGATCGACATCACCATCCCCGGCTTCACCTTCACTGACATCGCGTTCGACGTGCAGTTGAACCCGACCGAGGAGAGCGGCATCGACACGTTCACCGCAGAGGCCTTCTCCGGCGCCCACATCAGCGATGGCGTTTTCATCGGCTCAGATACGCCCGACGACGACAAGCAGTTCTCGCTGACGGCGACGGGCGGGGCGTTCGACGAAGTCAATCTTCTGAGCGCCGATGGCTTCAAGGAGATCAAGCACATCGAAATCTCAGGGATCTCTCCGATTGTTTCGGCGGTGGTGCCCGAGCCTTCGACCTGGGCCATGTTCATCGCTGGCTTCGGCTTGATGGGCTTGATGGGCTGGACACGTTCGCGCCCTGCGCGACTTAATTTGTCGTAAGCATTGCTTTAAGGCGTACCCGGGCGGCAGAGTATCCCCATCTGCCGCCCAACTCATTTTTCGGGTCCGGGGACTTCGCAATGCGCCATCTGATCGAGCGGTGGTTCAGGCCATCCGGCAATCTCGGCCTTCACATGACCGGCAGCGGCATGGTCTTGTTGATGGTCTCGCTTCTTCTCAGTCACCTGTCGCCCCAGCCGATGTCTTTCGATCCCGACGACTGGCTGGCCGCCAGCCGGGTGATTGGTTACGTGGCGGGATGCTGGGCGATGTGGCTCATCGGCGCTCTTTTGGTGATCGCTGGCGCCGCGCGAATTTTATCCATGCTGGATGAATAGCGAATCAGCGGCGGCGGCGCTGTGGGAGGTTGGGCGCCGCCGCCAGCCTCATCTTCTCCAAGCCCGAATCCAGTGCGCTTCCGGCCCGCTCTCGGAGACGATTCGGTTCCAGCAGCCTACCACCTCATCATTTTAATGGTGCAAGTGGTCGGCTGGATGTTGTTATGCGCCGCCCAGCCGCCCTGCGCACCGATGTAGATGTTGGCGTAGCCGGTCCCGACGTAGACGTTTGGCTGGCGCGCGTCGGTCGTGCCATTGGCCAGAGTGAGAACACCGCTGGTCCCGCTCGCGGGGCCGTAGCCTCCAACAATCACCTGTCCGCCAGTGACGTTATGGCTATGGGCGTCCTGCGAGGCGCCATGGCCATGGCCCGAATCGCCGCTGCCCGGATGGTTGTGCCCCGGCATTTCCGCAATCGAAATTTGATGATTCGCCTCGCCTGCGAAGGTCGTGACGCCCCAGCTGTTGAGGATGCCCCGGTTGCCCTCGTTGACGGCGTAGGGTCCGGAGGACGGGAGAGTGCCGACCTGATCCGCCATCGCTAAGACCGTTCCGCGATAGTCCGGAAGCTTGAATGAGCCGCCGCTGATTCCCCAAGTGCCGCCGACGACGTCGTAAAGGATGTCGTGCAGGGCTTGGCTGACCCACCGGCCGTCGCACGGCAGCCAGCCATTGCCGATCCAACCCACTGGAATGTCGGCGACCGTCGAGGGATTGATGCTTCCATAGTCCCACATGACTCGCCAAGGCAGGACGACGATGCTGTAGGGGATGCCGAACGAGGTCCAGAAATAGATGCCGTTCCCGTCGCTGCCATTGTTGCCGCGCACGTAGAGCGTGTGGCCGTTGAGATTGATGCCTTGAACGATGACGCGCTTCCCGGACGGCCCCGGATTCGGAAAGTAGAGATATTGATCGCTGGAAAGCGTGCCGCCGAGACTGATGACCTGATTGGACGCCTCGGCGAGCGTCAATAGGTGCGCCCCGCCGCTCAGCGTGAGCGAGAGAAGCCCGCCATACGCCGTGTCCAGCGTACGGAGCGAGCCGTCCATCGGGTTGTCCCACCCGGTGGTGGCGTAGTCGCCGTGGGCGGGGATCTCAAGCGCTAGGTTGGGGGTGAAGGTCGAGGCCAAGTCAGTCCCCCAATCTTGCAGTTGATGCGAATTGCACTATGTTGAGCGGGCCTACAGGAGTCGAAGCCGTGGTCTTCTTAATCTTATCGCCGGGTGCCTTTATCGCCATCGTCTTGGCCGAGATCATCTGGGGCGCGCATGACCTTAAGAAACGGCAAGAGCGCGAAAACCCGACGCCAAAAAAGCCGATGGACCCGCGAGAGGAAGGGATGGGGGCATTGCTTGCTTTAATACCAATCGTTCTCTTTCTCGCTGGCGCTTTGCTCTTTGGGTGATTCATTAAGGCTGGCCTCCTCCGCCGGGATCCACGGATGAGTTGCCGCCGCCGTGCTCTTCCTCCTCCCGCGTCATCGCCGCTGCGGCGAGCGCCATCGGATCGACCTTCGCTCCGAGCTGCGCGCCCATGGTGGCAGTGACGCGCGTCGCCGCGTTGCGGATCAAATTGGCGTTGCCCGTCCCAACGGCGCTCACGAAGGCGCCCGCAGCCCCGGACCCCGCTGGGGTCGCCAAGAATTTACCTAGGGCTCGCCCGCCCATGAACGCCGTGAGCGTCTTCAGCGGGTGGCGCCATCCCTCGATCGCCATGCCGACGCCGACGCCGTGCCCCGCCGTCCCCGACGGGTTCGCGTATTTGTAGAGGCTCTTCCATTGCCGGGAGACGGTCGCGAGATCGTCGAGGTTCTGGCGCAATGGGCCGCCCTGCGCAAACAGCTCGTCCTTGGCCTCGTCGGAAATCTTGCCGTAGTCCGTCAGGAACCGTTGCGGGCTGAAGTTGCCGTCGGCGTCCCGACCGAATTGCGAGACCATCCCTTGTGACAGCTCGTTCCAATCATTCGGCGCCACCTTGTCGCGCGCCAGCTTAAGCAGATTGATATTCCCGCCCTTCGCTTGAGCGGCGCGCTGCAACGCGCCGTAAATGCCCTCCGGGGGAGCATTGGCCTGCTGGCCGCCGAGAATCTTGAGGAGGCTTTCCCGCTGAGCTTGGGTCTGGGCGTTCAGGGCGTTGGCGCGGTTGAAGGCGGCCGAGGCCCCAGCCGGGTCACGCGCGGAATAGCGCACCGCATCCGCGAGATCGCTTGAGAGGCCGCTGTAAAGCGTCTTCAGTTCGGCTTGCGACGAGCCTGCGGGAAGGATGCTTTGATCCATCATCTCGCCGATGCGTGAGCGGAGATTTTTGATCCCGTCGTAAGTCAGGCCGATCGGCTTATTGATGGCGTTGTTGATCAGGTCGAAAGCCTCGCCGCTCGGCTCATCTCCGTAGGTGCCTCGCTTGGCGATAATGTCCCGCATCGACTGCTGGACGCCGTTGAGCGAGTTTGAGCTGATGTTCTGGTTCACGAATTGATTGACGTTATCGTAGGCGGCGCTCACGCGCGCTTTGGAGCCCGGTCCGACCCAGTCCTTGAGCGCGTCCCCCACCTTTTCGCCCGCCGACAGAGGCGTGGATCCCGCCGCCGCCGTGTCGGCAGCCGAACCCATCCCATGCACCGACTCCGAGGTGGCTTCTTCGAGCGGCGTCGACATGCCGGGAATGCTGTGCCCGACCATGCCTGCCCGCTGGACGAGCGGCGAGGTTGAAACCGCATAGCGCGGCATGGTGACGCCAAGCCGGTCGGCCGCGCTCAGAACAGCCTTGCGCGTGGCGTCTCCGGCGACAGGCGCGATCGCGCTGACAGCCTTCGCGCCTCCGGCCCCGAGCCCCGCGCCAAGGATGGTCCGGCCAACGGTGCCAACCGCGCTGTCGCCCGATTCGACCCCTTCGCTGAGCCCGAGCGCTCCGCCCGCCAGCGCCGCCCCTTTCACGGTCGCGCCACCCGGCATCGCGAGCATCGGAACCACGCCCGCCGCAGCGGTCGTATAGGGATGGGCTTCCTGTAGGTTCGCGGCATTGCCGAATATCCGCGCGCGATTCTCCGCGTAGCGCTGCGCCCAGCCTTCGCCGGTTTGGTCGACCGGGGCGTCGCCGGGAGCGCGCATCCATTTCGGCAGATAGCTTTCGGCAGTCTCGACCGCTGCGCCCATGGTTTTGCCGAACGGAAGGCCGCCGACGAGGCCGTACTTGATGGCGTTGCCTTGCGAGAGATCGTCGCCCCCGAGCGCCGCCGAGGACGACCCACCGCTCCAATCATCCGGGCCGGAATCGGAGGGGGTCCCGCCGCTCGGCTTACTGGCGGCGGCGGGAGACTGCCCGGTAACCCAATCGTCGGGGCCAGTGGGGGCGGCCATCAGAGCGGTTTCCCGTTCGCGTCATAAAGCTTGCCGGACGGGTCGCGCCATTGTTTCCGGCTCGGGCTGTATTGCGAGCCTTCCGGCATGCCGCTCGGCAGCGTTGGCGCGGTCGGCATGTCCTCGCCGGTCGTGGTCTTGAGCGTCTCTGGCGTGATGCCCTTGAACATCGGAATCTCTTTGCGCGCGGCGTCGCGGTAGGTCTCCCACTTGTGCCCCTTGGCGAACTCCGTGACGCCAGACGAGACGTCGTACTGCTTCGAGCCGACCGTATTGTAGAGTTCGTGGTTGTAATCGAGCGAGGCCAGCGAATCCGTGAGGATCTTGCGCAGCGCGGCCGGGTCCATGGTCGGCTTCGCGATCATCAGCATCGCTTCACGCAGGCCAGCGCGTGGCGCCTTCTGCATGCCCGAATCCGCGACCTGTTGGAACGCCTGCTTGACTGCTGTCTTCATCGCGGCGTCGAAGCCAGCCGCCTGCGGCAGCTTGAGCCCGAGCGCATTCGCCCAGCTCGCCAGTTCGGCCTGCGCCTCGCCGGATCGGCCAGCCTGATAATGGCTATAGATGTCCGACAGTTCTTTGAGCTGGTTGCGAGTGTCGTCGTAGGTCGACTCGAATTTGGTCCGGTCTTCGAGATACTTCTGATAGACCGGCTTTTGCGCCTCGGTCACCGCCTCGGTCGCCTTCTCGCCGATCTCCTTCGAGATGCCCCCTCGATTCTTCGCCCCCTCGATCAGTTCGGTGCCTCGCGTGACCTCGGCGTCGCCCATGCCCTTCGAGAGCCAGTTGTCGTCATTGCCCTGCTGAACGAGCGCCGTGCCTTTGATGTAATCGGGGTCCTTGGTGTAGTCGGCGCCAGCGATGCCGCCCGCAGGAGCCCCGCCTGCTGGAGCCCCGCCCGCAGGAGCTGGAGCGCTGCCGCTCGGAGCAGGAGCTGCGCCGGAAGGCCCCGCGCCGCCGCTGGGAGCCGCGCCAGAGCCCGTCCCGCTTGGGAGCGGCCCGACGGAGGGCAGCGGGGCGACGCCCGTCCCTGAGCCATCTGTGGGGCTTGCAGCCCCGGCGCCGTCCCCGCCGCCGCCAGCGAGGCGTTGGCGCATCCGGTTGATCACAAGCTGCGTCATCTGCCGCTGGAGCTGGAGCTGGTTCACCTTGATGTCGGCGTCCGCGCCGTGCTCGCGCGCCTCGGCCGACAGGTTCTGGATCTGCGCTTGATTGAGGCCCCAGTCCTTCTCAAGCGACTGCATCTGGCCGAGATACTTGTTCCCGGCCTCAAGGCCTTCGCCGACTCCAACCCCGAGCCATGGCGAGCGCGACGCCATCATCCCCGCGCCGACCGTCATCATGTAGCCGAACGGGTCGCGCCGCAGCTCGGAGCCGAGAGTCGGCGGTTGAGACGTCTGCTGGCCGCCGCCGGGAGGAATGGAGAAGCCGCCGCCATACCCTTCGGTCGTTCCCGAAACGGGCATCGCGCCTGACGAAGGCAGATCCCGCTGCTGTAGGTAGCCGGTCTGGTAGGTCCCGCCGCCGCCGGTTATTTTGTCCGCTTGGCTCTTGGTCGACCAGTCATTCCAGCCGTGCTTGGCGGTGTAGTCGGCGACAAACTTGATTTGGTCGGGCACCGTCTTGGGATCGCGCGCATCGAGGCCCGTCTGCTTGGTGAACTCGTCGCCCAGACCGGGATGCGGCATATCCTTGTTGACGCCGCCGTAATGCAGCTGGAACGGCCCGAAGGACGAGCCGCCGTCGCCGATGTAGCTCTTGCCCCCACTGCTTTCGAGGCGAGAAATGGTCGAGGCATAACCAGCCCGGTCGCCGAAATGCTGATTGATCAGGCTCCCGACATCGCCGCCCGCAGGAGCTGCGGCTGGCGGCTCGCTGCCATGCAATGCAGCGCTTACGTCCGGCGCGAACGCTTGTTGTAAGGCGGTGTCGGTCGCCGCGTCCGCCGCGTTCCCGCCATCTGAAAAGCCGCTGCGCAGGGAGCCAAGCCCCACGCCACCTCCTGTCGCAAAGCCTATGTCGCCGCCGCCGGTCAGGGCTAGGCCTAAGCCCAAGTCCGCATCCGAATAGCCGAAGTCATTCCAGCCCCCACCTCCGCCTCCGCCTCCGCCTCCGCCTGTTGATCCAGTCGGCGAGCCTTGGACGCCGGTCTTGAACTGCTTCGCCAGATCGCCTGCCTGCTTCATGAGGTCGCTGGGGCCGCCCCCCGGCTTGCCGTCGCCTGCTGGCTCGGGCGGCTTGGGCGCCTGCGGCGGCGGCGGCGGTCCAGATCCGCCTCGGGACTGCGGCGACGAGGCCATGATCTCAGCGAGAAATGGGTCACCGCCATCCGCGAAGCCCTCGCGCTCGCCGCCGCCGAACATGTCACCAAATCCGGCGGCCGATTTGGCGGTTTGAAAAGACCCGACCCCTCCCCCTTGCGAAGTCTGGCCGTCCAAGGCGAATCCCTGCGGCGAGTAAGCGCCCGCGTTGCCGATCGGCGAGGAGCCCATCAGGCCGCCGCCGCCTTGGCGGCCGACCCGGCCGCCAGTCCACTGTCCGGTATCGGCATAGGGATCGACGGAGCGTCCAGTTCCATGCCGAGTCGTCGTTGCGCCGAGGTTGCCGCCGCTGCCGAAGAGCGTGGAGACCCCGCTCCCGGGGGTATTCTCTCCTCCGAGGTAACCCTCATTGGGCGGGACCCAAGAATTGTACTGCTTCTGCCGCGCGACAATCTCCGGATCGACGATTCCCGGCGCCCTCCCGCCTCCGCCTCCGCCGCGCGAGCGAATGATATGCCGCGCAATGGCGATGGCAGGATGAACCGGCGCTTGGGCGCGCATCCTCGGATCGATTCCGCCGCCGCCGGGGTCGGGCACGTAGGTCGCGCCCCGCGCATTGCCGGTCGTCGGCACATAGTGTCCGAGGTTGAGCGCGGTGACCGTGTTCCCACCCATCTCCGAGATCGGAATAGCGAAGGGCGCTTGTCCGGATCCGCCAGACAAGGAGCGCGGCGGAATCCGTTGCGCCGACATCGGCGCGGCGTTGCGCGACGGGACATTGGCTGGGTTGCTCTGGCCCCAGTCGATATCGCTCAGTCCGCCTCCGCCTCCACTATCGAAGGCGTGATCTCCGAGGTTGGCGAATGTCTGGTCGAGGTCCAGTCCGCTTAGATCGCCGCCGTCCTGCGGATGCACGCTCCCGCCGCCAGACGGCCACGGCATATTCCGGGTGGCAGGATCATCAGTGACGTTGCCGCCGTCGTCGCGGCCGATGCGCCCGCCCCAGCGATAATTCACCGGGCCTTCGTCGCCCCAGCCCGCCTCGGCGCGCGGATCGCGCGGCGTCGGCTCGACATCGCCCCGGCCCGGGGCTCCGCCTTCGGTGTCCCACGTCCCAAGGTCGGTCACATGCGACTGCGGCGGGCCTGCTTGGATCACTTTCGGCGGCCCGTAATTCGTCGAGTGGCCGCCGTAAGGCTTCGACATCCACGACTCATCGAGCGGAGCGTCGGGCGGTGGGCCAGACGGTCCTCGGCCGGGGCCGCCCGAGCCGACCATGCCGGGACCGCCGATGTTGCGCGGGAAGTCTTTCGGCGCCAGCTCGCCGGTCTCGGCTGGGTCCGCTCTCAGAACCTCTCTGCCGGTTGAGATGGCGCGGCCGAGTGGCGTGTTCCGGAAGCCGAACTTCATCCACCACGGCATCTCGCCCCCGGCGAACTCGCTCTCGGGAACGGTCGCTTGGCCGGGGGGAGGCAAGGCAGTTTCCTCGTTGGGAATGCCGCCTATCCTGCCGGGTTCGCCTCTCTCTCCCCAAGGTCCGAACCCCGGCCTGCGCAGCGGCTCTTTGGTGCCGAATTGATTCGGCGGGGTGAACTCCGGCGGGATCTTCGCCCCGAAGCGCGGCGGCGGCGCTTCCATCCCCTTCGGGTCGAGCGGCCCGCCAGCTGCGCCCGGGCCGCCGCCTGCGGCGCCGGGAGTCGGCCACATCGGATAGCGCATGGTCGAAGGATGCTGCGGTTGCGGCGTTTGCTGCTGCTGCTGCCGCTGCGGGGTGATGTCGTGATGCTGGCCAGTGGTCGGGTCCTGCGCGATGACGCGCGGCCGGACGAGGCCGTGCTGGACCGCCGCCGTGGCGCGCGCCTTTCCCTGAAGCTGCCGCTGAATCGCGATCGCGGGAGGCAGCTGCGCAGGCGGATTATAGGTCGCGCCCCGCGCATTGCCGGTCGTCGGGGTGTAGTAGCTGTAACGCGGGTCATTGAGCATCGGCATGCCGCCGCCTTGGAAGCCCGCCCGTCCGCCATCTGCGCGACCCATTGCACCGCCTCCTCCTCCGCCCATCCCGGGCATCCATACCATCTCCCCCGGGACGTTCGTCCCGCCGCCCCCGCCGCCGTGATTGAAGGAGTAAGCGCCAGCCGCGCCACCCGTGACTTGCCCACCGGGCGTCTGCGCCCAATGCCCTTGCGGGGGAGCCGCCGGAGCGGCGGCCTTGGCGGCGGCCGGGGTCGCAGCCGGAGTTTGGTTGGGGGTCTGTCCGGGCGTGTAGTCGGGGCCGAAGAGCCCCTTGAGCGAGGCCTCGGCCGCGCCGAACTGCGGCGAGTTCTGAAGGTTCTGGTAGTCCGGTTGCGGCGAGGCGGTGGCGCCGCCGGGGCCAAGGTTGCCGCCCGTGCCAAGGCCGCCGCCCGTGCCGCCGATCGACGGCATCCACCCGCCTTCGCCGATCGCCTCGATCTGGTTGAGATCGAGGCCGTAGGACGGATCTTTCGTCCCCGCCGTCAGCTGTTGGTAAAGCGACGTGGCGACGCCAGAGGTGGGATCGACGAGATCCCCCGGCTGCCATCCTCCGTAGCTGGTCTGGCGTGGGTCCGAGCTGTAACTGATGGGGGACTCCGCAGCGATGCCGCCGCCTTGGAAGCCTTTCCGCAGCGGGACGGTGTCGAAGCCGGGATTCGGGTGCGCGCTGGCGCCGCCCATGAGCGCCATCGGGCCGTAGCCCATGCGCGCGCCCGGGTCGCCCATCATCATCAAATCGCTCGACGGAGAGGCCCCGCCCGAGCCGCCGCCGCCAGAACCGCTCAAGCTGCCCAAGCCCATGGCGCCCATGCCAGCCACGCCCATCCCCGGTGCGCCTCCCATCGCGAAATGGCCGCGCTCGGCCGCGTCGTCGGTCGCGCCCCTGTAGTCGACGCCGAGGAGATCGCCGATGCCGATCCGCTTGACATTGCCGGGGTCGCGATAGGCCTCTTCCTGCGCGAGGAGTCCGATCTGCGTGCGCGGGTCGCCCTTGAAGTTGTAGCGATAGATGTTCTGCCCATCGTAGGTCTTGCCGACGGGCTCGATGTTCTCTTTCGCGCGCTCGTCCGAAAGGCCGAACAGGCTGCCGAGAATCCCGAGGCCTTGCATGCCCGCGCCAATTCCTTGGCTGAGCGTGTTCGGAGCAGGCGAGGTCGTGGTGCTCGATCCCGAGCCCCCGGACAGACCTCCGGTCCCTTCGATGATGTTGCCGAGCCAGCCCGTCGTCGTGAACGGATAGGCTTGCCCGGTCTGGTACATGTTCTGCGCGGCGGTATCGATCGCCTGCTGTTCCTGCTGGGGGATCATCCCCGCTTGGATCTGCGCCTGCGAGCCCTGCAATCCGGCCTGCTGAGCGGACTGGCCAATCGAGCCGAGCTGGGCGGCTCCCGTCATCTGGCGCGCCTGATTGGCTTGCTGAGCCGCAAGGTTCACGCCTTGCTGGTTCTGCCAGTTGCTCATCGCCTGATTGTAGTTGGCCTGATTCAGGCCCGCGATCGTCGGGGCCTCGGCCAGCTGTTGCTGATTGGCTAGGATCGACTGCCCGATGCCCGCTCTGTCCCCGCCGAACGCCCCAGAACTTATGTTCGCGCTGTTGAGAAACTGTGCCTGTTGCTGGTTCTGATTATTCATCTCCCCTTGGGTCGCCTGAACGACCGACTGGGTGTACGGATTCATGTAGTTTTGGAGCGAACCCATGCCTTGGAATTGCTCGGGGTTCACGGCCCCCGAAGCGCCCATGGTCATGCCCGCCGCAGCTCCGAGATAGGGCTGCGCGGCGTTGGCGTACTGGCTGATTCCACCGAGCCCCTGAAGCGTCTGGCTGGTCAGCGGGGCGACCTGTTCGCCTTGGTAGGGTTGGTAAGGCTGGTTGGCCACATTCGTCGCGCGGTCGACGAGGCCTTGGTACTCAGCCATCACTTGGGGCGGAGGCGATGACGACGACGCGGTCGACGTTTGCTGAGTGCTGCCGCCCTTCTGGCCCATCGCGCTACTCCGCAGCGACGCTGTTCGCGGGCGTCATTTCAGCGAGGCGCTTCTCGAAGGGGACCCGGTTCGGCGGCGCGTAACAGAAGAACGCGCCCATCGGCGGGAGCCAGCGGCGATAAAGCCGGATTTTCGCCTCGGTGCGGATGTTGGAGAACACGCCGACGGTGAGGTCGAGGCCGATCTGATCCGAGCATCGCTTGGCGTAGGCGATGAGGTCGGCGGCGAAGCCCATGCGGCGATATTCGGGCCGCACGTAATTGAAAAATTCGAGGAGCTGCCAGTCGTCCGAGTACCAGATCGGATCGATCAGCAGGAAGATCGAGCCCTTGAGGTCGTGCCGATCGCCGATCACGCCGAGGATGCCGCGCCGCTCCGGCCCCGGCTTGATCGCCAGCCGGATCATCGCGGCGACCTTGCCGAGGTTGAGCGGATGATAAGGCTGTTCGGCGTGCATCATCTTGCACATCTCAAGGATGCCGAACTCATCGTGCTCGTCGGCGAGGCGGATCGGCAGGCGCGGCGCCGTCGAGCGCAGCTCAGCCTCGTGGTCGCGGGAGAACTCTTTCACGCTTGGTTCTCCCCATCGTCTTCTGGGTAGAGCGGCCGGTACGAGCCGCCCTCGTTCTTGAGCGGCGCGAGCCCGAGGTAGCGCAGCGGCGGTCCCGGCTGCCGCAGCCCCATCGCGGTCGGCAGATCGACGAACGGCATGGGCGGAGGAGGAGGAGGAGGCGGCGGCGCTGCGGCGGCGACCTTCGGCGCGATGGCGGCAGCGGGCGCGAGGCCCAACAGTGTGAGGAGTCCTCGTCTGTTCATTTGGCGGGTCCCGGCAAGCGTTTGATCGTGTCGGCTGCCTCTTTCTTCAGAGCGAGGACCCACTTGTCGAGGACTCGGTGCCCCTTATTGACGTCGCCATCCCCAATTCTCGCGACCTCGTCCGGCTCGATGACGAACTCCCCGCCGCTCGCATTGATCGGGATCGCACCGTTCCCTCCGGTCGCCGCGCCGCCGTGCTTCTGCGTGGCGAGCGCCGGATTTGCCTGCGGCATGCCCGCTGGAAGCTTGATCCCTGTCAGCCCGAGCGGCTCGGGAGGTTTCGGATGCGGCATTGGGACGCCCTTGCCGACCGGAAGCTTCGGGCTCGGCGCGCCATAGGGCGTCTGCTGACCGCCCAGCGGGCTTCCGAACATCATTTTCAACATCTGCATGCCGTTGACAGTGTTCCCTTCGCCCATGTGGCTGACCGCCCAAGCGGGCATGACGTAGGCCCCGTTGGGCACATGCATCGGGACGTCGTCGGCTCGGCCGGCGCCACTCGATAGGATGCCGCCCGCGAAGGGGCTGTAAGGACTGTCGGCGATCCCGCCGCCCTCGGCGCGCCCCGGCCGCATCAGCATTCGGTCGCTGAGCTGCGAGGGGAGCTTCGGCGTCGCCATGGGCTTCGGCATCGGCGGCGGGCGCGGGGGCCGCGTGGCGCCGAGCATGCGCTGGATCCGGATCGCTGACGGGTTGTACGCCATCAGACGCGCGCGCCTCCGAAGAGGAGCCAGAGGATAAGGATGAGGAGGATGACCCCGACGATCCCCATTCCGCCGTAGCCAACGCCATAGCCGTTCGTCCACGGCGCGCCCCAGTAGGGGCCGCCGACGCCGCCGATAAGAAACAGGATCAGAATGACGACGAGGATGGTCGGGAGCAGGGGCATGGGCGCTACACCGGGTAGTAGGGAATCAGGCGCGGGCCGACGCCGGGAATATTGACCGTGATGTAGCCGTCTGGGGCCTCGGGGAGCGGTC